ATCAAGTGATTTAGCGCCTTTGCACGGAGATCAGAAGACAGATATAGAAATGAAGATTAACGGGCGTGGAAGATATGGAGCAAAAGCCGGAAAGATTGGGGATGTGATTGCAACAAATGAATCTCTTAAATCTTTGGATTTAACCAGGGATATGAAAAAGATACAGTTGGTAGAACAGCAGGAAAATGCGAAAGAGAATATCCGGAATTGTTTTCTTATTCCAAAAGATTTCTTTGGGGATTCAACCTACGAAAATAAGCAGTTTAGTGAAGCAAGGTTTATTCTGGGACAGGTAAAAACAATAACGGATAATTGGCTCAGAGAACTTACAGCAAAAACACCCCTTTATTTTGAGACACGACGCACAAAATTAGTCGGTTTATATGATCACCTTCCAAGCATAGCAGAGACAAAGAGAAAGCTTGAAAATGAAGGCTTCAAAGCTAAAGCAGAAGCTTTAAATACTCTTCTTGATGTTTACGGACGAATGATCACAGTAAAGCCGGATTTAACCTGGGAGAATTTTATTAAAGAAAACCAATTCAATCCAAACTTAATGATTCAGTCATGAAAAACATGGTAAATAAAATTGATAAGCTTTTGAAAGAAGAAGAAAATGTTTCTCCGCTTCTAAAGAGCCAGCTTGAAAAGAAAAAAGAGATATTGTCAAAAGATAAAACAGTAAAGAAATGATCACATTAAAAGAAATATCGAACAAAACATTTTCAACAAGTGAAGAGGCTTTAAAGTTTCTGGTTGAAAATAAAAAGATTGTCATTGCAAATAAATGCAGTGCAGTTAAAAGATGTGATGGAGTTTCCTTTTATGGGAATCTTATCAATGAAAAAGATGAAGTAATAAAAGCAGATTCTACCGTTGATATTTCTTCTTTAAATCAGATCAAAATTACTGCAATTGGTAACACTTGTAATTACTACGATTCACATGGCGATGTTTCAATAAATGGATCATGGAACCGTACGGCAAAAAACACAAAAGAAGGATTACACCTTCAGGAACACAGATGTCAATTCGATCATATAATTGCAGAAGGGAAAGACGTAAAGTATACGGTTGAATTAAAATCATGGAAGGAAATCGGATATGATTATGAGGGATCTACAGAATGTCTCGTAATGTACTCCACAGCTTCAAAAAAAGATAATCCTTACATGTTTGAAAAATATGTTGATGGAAAAGTCAAGCAACACTCCGCCGGCCTTAGATACGTTAATATGGAATTATGCGTAAACAATAACGCAGATTGGGCTAAAGAAGAAAAAGAAAACTGGGATAAATATTATCCTTCAGTAGTAAATAAAGACGATGTGGATGAGCGAGGTTATTTCTGGGCTGTTCTGGAACAGAAAATTATTGAGGTTTCGGCAGTTCCCAGAGGAAGTAACCCAGCAACACCTACAACATCCGTTGAACCCGTCACCGACACTTCAACGAAAGAGGACCCGGCCGATGCCACTCCGAAAAGTGAACCAAAAAAATTAAATGTATTCATTAAAATCTAAACGATGTTTAAGAAATTTTTAGAAAAAAAAGGAATCTCGGCTGATCAATTCAAGGAGATGGATGCCGAAAAGCAGATGGATCTGCAAAACGAATATTTAGGAGAATTAGAATCTCAAATTGGAAAATCTGCCAGTAAAGAAGAAATGGAGACAACCATCAAAGATGAGATTAAAAAACTTTCTAACGGAGCAATCAAAGAGATCGCTGATGATATTGCAGCCATGCAGGAAACATTAAAGACAGGTTTCTCAAATGAAACTCTTCAAGAAGCAGTTATTAAAGCGATCACTGATAAACATGAAGATATCAAAAATGCTTACAAGTCAGGTTCTGGTGTTGTTGAAATTGTTGTAAAAGCACCTGCAATTATTACAACTGCCAACGGAACTTCTACAGGACAGCCAGGAACATATCCAGTAGAGATTACAGGATTGGATAACGTAAACCTAAGAAGATATGATATCACAAATTATGTTACAACCAGACCAACGTCTATGGCTTCTTATGCGTATACAGAAGCATTGCCAAAAGATGGAGATTTTGATATTGTAGCAGAAGGAGCTGTAAAGCCTCAAATCGATCTTACATGGGAAACTAGATATGCTTCTCCATACAAAATTGCTGCATGGGAAAAATTGACAGAAGAATCTGTGTACGATATCAAAGGTCTTGAAGGTGTTGCCAGAGACTACTTAAAGAAAAAGCATGATATCAAAAAATCTAAACTAATTCTATTCGGTACAGGTCTTTCCGGACAGCCTAAAGGGGCTACAAGTTATGGTAAGACTTTCACGGCGGGAAGTTTAGCGGCATCGGTTTCTGCTCCTAATTTCATGGATATTGTAAATGCAGCTATTGTAAAAATTGCTACTACTCACAATTACGTTGATGAAGAGCCTTATTTGGCAAATATCGTATTGCTTAACCCTATTGACTTTTTCATCAACTATATTTCCGCTAAGGATGGAGAGGGACGTCCGCTTTATCCTATGGCTTCGGTTCTAAACCAAGTAGTAATTGGAGGCGTTACCATTAAGCCAGAAGAAGCGATTCCATTGGGCAAGATCTTCGTTGGAGACCTAAGTAAGTACAACATTACCGACTATATGGGTTACACCGTGAAAGTAGGATGGGTAAATGATGACTTCATTAAAAACCAGTTTGTAATCTTGGGAGAATCCAGATTCCACGCCTTTGTTAAAAAACTTGATGAAGTAGCATTCATCTACGATGATATTGCTACAATCAAAACCGCAATCACTAAACCTGCAGCATAATGAAAGTAAAATTATTAAAAGCGGTCGGAGATAATCCGAAAGATTCAGAAATTGAAATTAACGATAAGACAGTTATCGAAGCTTGGGAGAAACTTGGAGTAATAGCAAAAAGTAAAACCGTAAAAGAAGAAAAATAATGCCATTAATAGACAGCACATACTTTAGAGATTCAAACATCATTGCCAATGTAAATGAACCAGGAATAAACATCAATATCAATGATGATTTAAACCATCACATTAAAGTAGGCGAGAGGGATGTGCTGTCTTTTGCATTTGGATGGGAAATGTGGTTGGATTTCAGTCAGTATATTACTAATGGAGTTGATCCGGAAACACCGCAGAATTACCGGGATATTATTAATGGTAAGCAATACGAAAAAGACGGAAAGAAATGTTTTTGGCTGGGTTTAATTCAGCCATCCACAAAAGAAAGTCTTTTGGCAGATTATGTTTACTGTACCTATAGAAATGAGAATAATACCCAGACTACAGGAACCGGAGAAGCAAAGATCAGCAGCAAAGTTGGAATGCCCGCAAGCATGACGCCAAAGATTACGAAAGTCTGGAATAAGTTCATAGAAAAGCTTCACGGATCTTTTCGTTCAAATCCTTCAGGGTTTACACCAGAGGGAAAGCCTTTCTGGATTTACAATGGTGGAGTTGATTATTACGGTGTTTTCCCGCAGGATGGTGTAGTTTCTTTGGCTCAATTCCTTTTTGATAATAAGGATGATTTTCCATTGCTTGATTTTAATTATCGTCGATTTGGTGAATATAAAAACGAGTTCGGATTATGATCAATCACAATCTTTTAATATATGATATCCTTGATAGGAAGTTTTCTGTCAATTGGGGCGGGAATGATTGGATTGTAAATTTTACCGAGGGAGATTTATACGAATTGGCTAATAAATTAAATGAAAGCACAACGAAATATCCCATTATTTGGCTTCAGCAAGGGTATTCTGTCAGAAGAGACAAGATGTTACAGAAAACAACGCTTTCCGGCTGCAGGTTTTATTTTATTACTGTAAGTGATGCAACAACACGCTACAAGCAGAGATACGAAAAAACCTACAATGAGTTTTTATATAAAATTCTTTTGAAGTTTGATAAAACTATTGATAAGACCACCGGTTTGTCAGCGTCTCTTTCTGATGATATCAGAACTTTTCCTCTTAATGACATTGCTCAATTATCAGCTGCTGAAAAAGGGGAGAAAATAGCAATACAGGATATCTGGGATGCAATAGAATTATCAACTGATATTGAAATCTCAAACGAATGTTTCCCACAATTTAAAATTAATCTTTAAAAACAACAAATATGTTAACACTTAAAAAATGCGATAGAAACGACGGAAAGGCCAGATTTGGAGGTCAATTCTGCGATGACGAACAAGTGATGGGTTTCATCCTTACAGAAAGAGGGGTTAGATTTGATCCTGCCACGTTTACTAAAACAATTCTTGACGGATTTATTCAGGCAGATCGAGTTATCGGAACCATTAAAACACAAACACCTGAAGATGCCGATGTAGAGCCGTCATACACTGATCTGCCAACCGGAGAAAGTATCAAGAACACAGATGGAATAAAAAAATGGAATCTTACATGGTACAAAGGGGCGAGATGGCAGAATGAGCTTCAAAAACTTAACAACAGTGAAGCATACTCTATCATCTGGGTTTTCAAGGATGATTCTATTTTAGTTCAGCAACTAAAAGATGGTATGATCAAAGGTTTCGACGTGAAGTTATTTACCGGTATTAGGAAGATAAAAACAGCTGCAGAAGGAGGTGGTTCAATGCTTAGATGTGATCTTATGCCATCTGCAATGGCAGCTTGGCAGGGTTCTTCCAGAGTTTTCACATCAGACGAAATAGACTTTTTAGAAATTCAGCCTATTGCAGAAGTTGATTTGGCTGTTCCCGCATTGGTTGGCGGAGCTACCACAACAGCTGTTAAAATTACTCAGGCCGGATCTACTGCTCCAATGCTTGGGTTAACAACCGCGGCTAATTGGAAACTTGTTAGAAATGGGGTCGAAGAAGCAATCACCAGCCTAACAGCCGTGGCAGAGACATACACGTTTACTCATGCTGCATTGGTAACGGGTGATGTAGTTTATTTCACGACAAAAGTAGCCGGTTATCCTGTTTATGTTCTTGGCCAAGGTTATTACATCGGTAAATCAACACCTAAAACCGTAGCGTAATGAAATATACAATCGGAGCTTATACGCTTGATGTAGAAAAGCCATTTAAGAGTATGGATGCAGCGGTAAAATTTACCCAAGAGCGGCACCCTGAATTATCCAGGGAAGAGATTGAAAGATTTATTCAACCTAAAATTGAAGATCATGAGCCTGATAGATCCGGAGGAGTTTCTGAACAGATTAAAGAAAGCGGAAAAAGCACTTCCAAATCTGATAAAGCAGGGTCTAGATCCTAAAGAATTAAGGCAGATAAACGAGAATAACCTAATGCAGGGGAAAACGAGTGAGGGCGGTAATATGCCGCCCTATTCTCGTAAATACAGAATGGGTAATTTGTTTTATCGGGATTACAAAATGAGATCAAACCCATTGAACCGAGGGAGATGGGATTTAAAGCATTCCTGGGCAAAAAAGTATGATCGCCTATTTTATAAAAGCATAAAGGTAAAAGTAACGCTAAAGCAGGTTGTGTTTGATACCAATTACAAGCCGGATTACATGAAAGAGATTTACTATTATGTTTCTAAAAGCAGGATTCTCGGAGTGACCAAAAAACAATTTATCCAGGTACAGATCAATAACATTAAGAAAGTGAAGCCAAAAGTATTGAACATAATAAATAAAGGTGGCTAATGTGCAACTGCAGTAAAGAAATAACACAAACCGATTGCGCTAGACTTTTGGAATGTTTACGCGATCCTGAAAAGCGAAGTTTCATTTTTCACATATTCACGGAAGCCAACGGAAAAACCCGATTAGAAATTGCATATGTTCCTCCTGGATCTTCGCGTAATGATATAGCGCTTCAAAGAGGCTTTGTGGATCAGAATGGAATTCCGGAATGGTTTCTTCCCCAGGAACACCCATGTTTATATCACTTAATTCAAAAACAATGAAAATATACAAAGACAGTAAAGAACTCCCCTTTTTGATTTATAAAAAAATAATGCAAACAGGGGATTTTTTGTACATGATAAAAGGGTACGAGGATGGAGATGAAGTTGAAGCAGATCCGGAAGAGTTGGAAGGAAAATTTAATGATCTTATTACTGATTTTGTTATTTCCATTAATGCAGTAAATGAAGACCTTCAGAATCAGTCAAATTATTTTATTGCAACACTTGAATTTAACAAGCTTTCAGTAGCTGTAAACCTGATAGATGATATTCAAAAACGAATTTCACTTGCCGGTAATATCGTATTGCCAGAAGATTTGCAAAAAGAGATTGCAAGCAATATTTCAGAAATACTCGAAGGAATAAAAGTTGAGAGAGATCCAGATTTAGAAAAACAGAAAGAAAAACTATTTGAAAAAATGTCTGTTCATGAAAGTAACATTCTGAAATATGATGAAATAATGAATAAGGATAACGAATCGGAAACAGATAACGATTTAGACAAACAATTCATCAATGTTTGTTTAGGTTTAGAAATACCATTCCCGGATGAAAGTAAAATTTCTCTTTATCAATTTTCCATAATGATTGATAAAGCATTAGAAAGAGCAAAAGCACTTGAACAAATAAATAAAAAGTAATGAGTGATAGATTAGCGGTAATACAGTCGGATGTATCAGTTGAAGAAATCCGTAAGATAATTGCGGAAGTTAAACCACTGATTGGTTTATTCAGGGAGCTGAAAACCGAAACTAATAAAGTAAATGATGGATTTAGATCTGGAAAGGTAAAAGGGTATGCAGATGCCTTAAAAAATTTAACAGAGGTTTCCCGTCAATTTCAACAGATAAATGCACAAATATCATCCCAAGCAGAAAGACTATCAAGGATTGAAAGAAACAATGCACAGGCAACCGCCGAAAATGCCCGAGCAAGAAAGGAAAGTGCTATAGCAGCCAATCAGGAAAGTATTGCTCGGGAAAGAGCATCCAAGCAGGCCGCTAAAGAAACTAAAAACAATACGGATTCCGCAAATGCATATAAAAGACTTTCACAAGAAGCAAACAGGGTAAAATTAGCCGCTAAAACACTCGAAGCCGAAATATTAATTCTAAATAGAGATTTTAGAACCGGTGTAATTTCCCAGGAAAGATATAACCAAGAGTTGGCAAAACTTCAGGGTCAATTTTCATCTACTTCAACCAGAGCAAAGCAACTTGACACAGAATTAAAGAGAATTGATGCAAATGTAGGAGACCGGCAAAGGAATGTTGGAAACTATAGGGACGCTGCTAAAGGATCTATTGTTGCGCTAGATAAGCAGATCAAAACAATGATTGCATCATATGCGGGGTTTTATGCTATAATCAACGGAACATCTTCACTTATTCATAATAATTACGAACTATCCGATAGTTTAGCTGATTTGCAAATCAGACTACACGGCAACAAAGATGCTACAGATAAACTTTTTGATAGTCTCCGTAAGATTGATACACGAACATCTTTAGGTGAGTTAGTAAATACAGCTGCAATTGTAGCTAAAAAGGGGGTAGCAGCAGAAGAGATTGAAGGGATTACAAAAGCTCTGGATGATTATTTCATTGTAGCTGGAAAAGAAGCCGGAAACCGTGAGGAAGGTACGGCATCAATAATCAAATTGATTTCAATTTTCAACGAAGATAAGCACATTACCGCTGAAAGGGTTACCGAAATTGGGACTGCTCTTGTAAAA